ACGTATACCATTATGGTATTCTCATAAAGCATAAAGGTGTATATGTGATATTCGTATACCACAAGCCAATTCTCATAAAGCATAAAGGTGTATATGTGATATTCGTATACCATTTAAGGAAAACGACTAAGCATAAAGGTGTTATAAAAAGACCTGCCGAATCAAAAGGAAATTGAAAGCAATTGAAAAAAATTTCAAAAAAGCATTACGCCACCAACACCAACTCAAAAAAAGTTCTTGACATGAAACCCCAAAGTGAGTATAATCTCTAACATGGCAAAAGAAATTACTACAATATCACCCGAAGGTCTAGAAATAGCCAATAGTTACTTACAATTCGGAAACATCCGAGGAGTTTGTGACTATCTTCAGGTGCCTGAAACTACTGTAGTGGAACTACTTAACAAGCGTGAAGTGAAGAAGTATATCGACACAGTTTACCTTGATATGGGATACCGCAACAAGAACAACATCGGAAGCCTCCTCGATGATATGATCGCATCTAAACTTGAAGAAGCCCAGGAATCTGGTGTATACTCTAGTAAAGACCTAGCTGATCTATTACAAATGGCTCATAAAATGCGTATGGACGAAATCAAAGCTCAGGCCGATATGTTAAAGGCCGAAGCTGGTAGCGTCAAGAATCAGACCAATGTTCAGATCAACGAAGCAGTACCGTTCGGTCAAGGGAACTATGGTAAGTTAATGGAAAAACTACTCAATGGAGCAGAATAGACTCGAACTAGAGTTACGCACTCACGAAGTTCAATGCGAAGAGCGTTGGAAAACTACATTTGTACGACTAGAGAATATAGAAGATACTCTTGGCCGTATGGAAGGGCGATTCTATGCACTCGGCGGTACAATTATTTTGTTTCTAGCCGGTGTGATCGTAACTTTGTCAACGATGCAATGATCCGTTTAGCTTTGTTACTAGTCTCATCCTTGGCATTTGCCGACAATTCGCAAGAAGGTTCGCTGAATACAAATGCTGAGAATTCGACCGTAGGAAGTAATAACGAGTCATCGTCTTCAACTACAAACTATAATGGAGCTGGCTCTTCGAGCGAGATCCCCGTAGGGTCTGCAATCAGTCCTAGCTATATGGCGAATGGAGTTGAGACGTGTCTTCAAGGTAGTGGTGGATCCCTCCAGACTGGAATGATAGGTTTCTCTGGTGGAAAGTTTAAAGAAGATCCGAACTGTAACCGTAGAAGAGATTCAAAAGTATTATCAGACCTTGGAATGAAGGTCGCAGCAGTAGCACGAATGTGCGAAGATACCAAAGTATGGGAGTCGATGTTTATATCTGGAACTCCTTGTCCAATTTTAACAAGAGGAAAACTAATTGTAGGCAAAAGAGCTTACTTAATGATGAAAAGTAATCCGGTATTATATATTCCGAATTATGGCAAAGTAAAGAACGGTAAAGAGGAACGAAGGACTTGCGACAAGAAGAAGAATTATCTTAAATGTCCGATCAAGCCTGAGTACGTCTCTAAACCTGATTATACAGCCAAGCAACTCTGGTACAATGCGTTACTAGGGATAGGAGAAGATAACGTTGAACAAGAAGATTCTAGCGACAGCTTGTCTATTAGCGAGCGTTTCCGCACCAGCGAATGAGCTCGATAACTTAGTAAATACATCAAATGCAATTGCAAGTAAGATCGACCTTGGTATTCAGTATGTAGGTGCAGCTACAGTAATGAGCTCTACAAGCGCAGGTATTGCGCCTCTTGGTATACAGAACGATGCTCAAATTTCATCAACAGAAGTAACAGCCTACAATTCAGCACTTCAGAATCTTGGAGACTTCGCAGCTTATACAGCAGCTGAGTTTTTGAATGACCAAGGGCAAATAGAGCTTGGTCTAATGAACGATGCTATTGATGACTTCGCAGAAGCCACGGTAGCTCTTATATCCGTAGTAGAGGTTGCTGACATGGCAGCTGAAGCACAACAGACAAACGATATTCAACAGCAAGAAGATCTTCAGGACTATGTATCAACTAATGAGCAGCTCCTCCAAGTATCGCAAGATGACGTAACGGCTTACAACGATAGCCTTGATGATATAGCAAGCCACGCATCTAATGCAGTAGCTTACCTTGCAGTAGCAGGTAACGAAGGCGCTACAGACTTCTTACAACAAGGAGCAGACAGTGCCGGTGTACGATTCACTGAGGCAAAAGACAGTCTTTCTTATGTAGCTTCATCAAGAGCAGTATTACTAGATTTCAAAGCGCAAAACCAAGGTTATGGAGTATGGGTAGACGGCACGGACGCCTTTGGAATCAACCTTATGTTGACAAGAGCAGACGTTCTCTTTGAAGGCAGCAACAGTGACTTCTATCTGAACGGACCTACACAAAACTCGTGTTTCTTCTCGGGCACAGACTGTGAGAGTCCTGCAGTAAACCCAGGGCCTCGCCCATGAAGGTTGACGGCGTAGGATTCAGCGGAGCACAGATCGCAGTCGTACTAGCATTTATCTCTACAATTGCTGGAGGAATATGGACAGCCTCCTCTGTGTATGCAAGACTTGAAGCGGTAGAGGCGTATGAGATTCCAGATATTGCACCTCTCCACGAACAGATTACTGTTATTGAAACAGAACTCGAAGCAAACGATATTTCTCAACTCCAGGGAAAACTAGCTTCATTTGGTACTAACCTCGAAACAATCATGGTCCAACAGACAAAACTCCTTGCCATTCAAGAACGCATGGTTGAAGTCGAGAAAGAAATGGAATCCATGAAAGGCGTAGTACAAAGAGCAGAATTAAAGACTAAAGAGTTGGAAGGTATTGAAGGCTCAGTAAAAGTTGTAAAGCGCGAGATACAGGAACTCTGGGACGGTATGGATTACTTGTCCAATCCGTTAGGAAAATAAAATGCGATATAAAACTAAAGCAGCCGCTCTCAAAGCAGCAAAGCGGTTAGGTTTAAGCGGTACTCATAGTCACGGTGCTGGAAAAGGAAAAATTCATATGGCAGGTAAAACACACGCAGCTTTTGAGAAAGCAATGAAGAAGCCAAAGAAAAAACCAAGCAAGCCGAAGAGAGGCCAAAGAGCGGGAAAGAATCGCAAACGCAGGGGTAAATAATGGATATATATGAAAAGAGGGGTCGCTGGTGCGTCCGAGTTAATGGAAGGCTTCATAAATTTGCCACCGAGCAAGAAGCTATTAAATTCCTAGATGTGCCAATGCCCATCGAGCTTTTGGAGACTGAAGATGCCAGCGAAGAGAAAAAGGAAAGCAGCGAAAAAGCGCCCTATTCCGACTAAGCCAAAGTTGTATGCTTCAGTAAAAGCAGCAACTAAAAGAAAGTTTAAAGTTTATCCCTCCGCATACGCAAATGCGTTTCTAGTAAAAGAATACAAGCGTAGAGGCGGTGGATACCGAATGGGAATCAAGAAATGAGACGTAGATCTGGGCTTACCAAATGGTTTAAAGAAAAGTGGGTAGATATTTCCCGTCCAAAGAAAGGCGGCGGCTTTAAGAAGTGCGGAAGAAAGAAAGCAAAAGGAAAAGCATACCCTAAGTGTGTACCCGCTGCAAAAGCGCGTACCATGACAGCAGCGCAGAGGAAGTCAGCTGTTCGTAGAAAAAGAGCAGCCGGCAATCCTGGAGGCAAGCCACGTAATGTATCTACATACGTGAAGAGGAGAAAGACAAGTGCCCGCAAAAAGAAAAAGTAAAAAGAAAGACTCTCGACTAAAAAGAGCAGGAGTATCAGGATATAATAAACCTAAACGCACTCCTGGTCATGCAAAAAAGTCTCACATTGTAGTAGCTAAAGTAGCTGGCAAGGTGAAGACAATCAGGTTCGGTCAGCAGGGAGCTAAAACGGCAGGGAAGCCGAAGGCCGGCGAATCAGAAGCTATGAAAGCTAAGCGTAGATCGTTTAAAGCACGTCACGCAAAGAATATAGCAAAAGGACCCATGTCTGCAGCATATTGGGCTAATAAGGTGAAGTGGTAATGCACGAGATAATTTACCCCCATAAATCCCATAATTTTACTCCTATTTATAAGTTTGGTTATAATAGTAATTTACATGGTAGTGACTTCAAATCTATATGGAGCCAAAACGTTGTATACCCTTGGTCGGCTTTTGACACTGCTGTAGCTATTACTGCTGCCAGTGACGATGGTAACGATACTGATGACTTAGAGATTCAAGGCCTGGATGCAGACTATAATTTACAAACAACGACAGTTACTCTTACAGGACTCACCCCCGTAAACGTACCAGGGACTTGGAAGAGGGTCTTTAGGTTAAGATATAGAGATACTAACAATGCCGGCCTAATATTGGTCAAGACAGGTTCTACGGTAGTAGCAGCTATTGACGAACTAGAAAACTCTTCAGCTATGGCAATTTACACCGTCCCTGCAGGATATACGGCTCGCATGACTAACTACACAGTTAGTACTTCGAAAGGATCAGACGCAGCTATTCGTATGAAAATACGCCACGCTGGAGACCTGTTCAACACAGAGCACTTGGTTGAGAGTTTCCAAAATGTTACTACCCAGGAATTTACAAAAGGGTTCCAATTTCCTCAAAAAACAGATATAGATTTTGTGGCGACCGGAACAACCACCAACGGGCAGGTAGTAGTATCTTTCGAGCTGTTACTAGAGAGAAGTTATAGATAATGACAGACTATCACCCAGCAGACACTAACGGCGATGGCAAGGTATCTAGCGCAGAAGAGGCTATGTACCTTGAAGCTCGACGGAAAGAATTAGAAGACGCAGATGCTATGCGAGATGCGCAGAGAAACATGGCCTGGTTTGCACTCGGCGGTATGTTGCTCTACCCTTTCTCCGTAGTACTAGCCTCCCTAGCAGGGTTGGACACAGCATCAGATACACTTGGGGATATGGCACCTACGTACTTTGTATCTGTAGCTGCCATTGTAGCGGCATTTTACGCTAAAGAAGCAGTCGGTAAAAAATAATGTTTAAAGAACAAGTTGATAATTTAAATAAAAACTGGAAGTACCGGTATGACAACGAGCAGTTTCATACTAACGAGTTTTGGACTATATTGAAAGAAGCTCCTTATGAAGGAGACTGCGAAGACTACTCCCTAACTCTTCTCTATAATATTAACAATAAGTCTATGAAAGGTTTTTGGAGAGACATATTAACTTTTAAAGCCAAGATGCGGTTTTGTAGAATTGGTGGAGAAGGTCATGCAGTATTACAATACGATAATATGTATATCGACAATATACAACGAAAATGGACAACACGAGAGGCTTTAGAGGAGAAAGGTTATGAGTTTTCAAGAATACCATATACCCCTGTTGGAGTCTTTGCACGATTATACTTTATAGGAAGAATTAAATGGCAGTTGAAATAAGTCGGAGAGATATAATCTCTGACGAAATAGTTGAACTACAGTCTGAGGCAAGGTTTCTCAAGCTCCCCGTAGCTCCTTATTTGGACTTACTAAACATCACACCTCTACCCTCGCAGATAGCAATTATCAATGCGGTGAATAACCCTAAGTATCGTTTTATCTCTGCGGCTATTTCTAGACGTCAGGGAAAAACATATATTGCGAACATTATTGGACAGCTCGTGTCTCTAGTACCGGGCTCTACAATCTTAATCATGTCTCCTAACTATTCCTTGTCTCAGATTTCTTTTGATCTTCAGAGAAACCTAATTAAGCACTTTGATTTAGAGGTTACAAAAGATAACGCCAAAGATAAAGTAATTGAAATATCCAACGGTTCTACAGTACGAATGGGTTCTGTAAACCAGGTTGATTCTTGTGTAGGTCGTTCTTACGATCTTATTATCTTTGATGAAGCCGCACTTGCAGATGGTAGAGATGCTTTCAACGTAGCACTACGACCTACCCTAGATAAGCCCAACTCAAAGGCAATCTTTATCTCCACGCCACGGGGTCGCAATAACTGGTTCTCGGAGTTCTTCATGAGAGGCTTCTCGGATGAGTTTCCTGAGTGGTGCAGTGTTCGAGCTACTTATAAAGACAACCCCCGTATGTCTGAGAGCGATATTGCAGAAGCACGAAAGTCTATGTCAGAGGCAGAGTTCAAGCAGGAGTACGAGGCCGACTTTAACACCTATGAAGGTCAGATCTGGAACTTTAACTTTGAGACCCAGGTGCAAGACCTCGCTAGTTTTGATACTAGCAGAATGGATGTATTTGCCGGCCTTGATGTCGGTTTTAGAGACCCAACCGCAATGTGTGTAATTGCTTACGATTGGGACGCAGAGAAGTTCTATTTACTAGACGAGTATTTTAATAACGAGAGAACCACAGACCAACATGCTGTCGAAATCCAAAAACTCATTGATCGTTGGGATATTGATTATATTTATATTGACTCAGCTGCTCAGCAAACAAGGTTCGATTTCGCGCAGAACTATGGAATATCAACTATTAACGCGAAGAAATCTATCATC